TGTATCTGTGGGACTAGGAACCACTGACAATCTTGGATCTGGATATAATGGATTAGTTTCTATTGGAGTTAGTGTTTTTGAAACAGGACATTCTGGTACTGCGGCAACAATAACAGCAACAGCAAATGTTGGTGCAGGTGGAACATTATCCTTTAATGTTGTTGGTGGTGGTACTGGATACACAAACCCACAAATATTTGTAGACGATCCGGCATATAAAAATCTCTCTGTTACTGGAGTTTCTAGACTTGGAGTTGGAGCAACAACAGATACTGGAATTGGATTATTAGTGGATGTCAAAGTTGGTGGATCTTCTACAACTGTAGGAATAGGATCCACTCATTTTGAAGTAGCAGAGTTTAAAATTTCAAGGTCAGGATACGCATTCCAAAAAGGTGATGTACTTAAACCGGTTGGTTTAGTTACGGATTCTAGGTTGTCTTCTCCAATATCCAATTTTGAACTTACTGTACTCGAAACATATTCTGATAACTTTGCTGCTTGGGAATTCGGAGAACTTGATTATATTGATAGTATCAAAGAACTTCAAGATGGAACTAGAGTCAGATTCCCACTCAATTATAATAGCGAACTTCTAAGTTTTGAATCTGATGAGGATGAACCAGTCAGAGATAACATGAATAATGTATTGGTAATCTTTATAAATGGTATTCTTCAAGAACCTCTAATTAATTACGTATTTGAAGGTGGAACATCCTTCATATTTACAAAAGCACCTTTACCTCAAGATGAAGTTGAAATTTATTTCTATAAGGGTCTTAAAGGCAAAGATTCCGTGCTAAATGATAATGTCAAACCAACCATAGAACCTGGTGATATTGTTCAAGTCATAAGTAATAATATTATTTCAAACACAGTAACACAGAAAAATAGGACAGTTTATAATTTAACAGAATCTGATAGAATTGAAACTAACCGATATTCTGGCATTGGAGTTGATGATCAAAATCAAAAACCAGTTTCATGGACTAAACAAAAAGTAGGTAAAAAAATTAATGGTGAGTTTATATCTAAAACTAGAGATTCAATAGAACCTTTAATTTTCCCAACCGCAAGAATTATTAAGGATGTATCAACAACCGATACTGAAGTGTTTATTGAAAATTCAAAACTATTCAGTTTTGAAACTCGTGAAGGTTATACCGATTTATCAGCACCATGTGATGGATTGATTGTAAATGGAATTTCGACAACAGGGTTTACAACTGGATTGGTTGAAAAAATTACATCATTTAGTACTATAAACGGTTCTTCTGGAATTATTACTGGAATTACAACATCTGCAGGAACTGCATCAAATCCATTAGCTATTGTATTCACAATTATTGATGAAGGAAGTACTGCTTCAACACTCAGTGGATTATCTACTGGATATCCCATTTATATTAATGAAACTAATGTTGGTAACGGTGTGACCTCAATTGACACTACCGGTTTAAATTCTAATACGGTTGGTATTGGAACTACGTGCTTAGATAACATTTATTATGTTGGTGACTGGTCATCCAAACAGTTATCAGGAAGCACATATGTGGGACTTATAACCTGCAATGTGGACTCCAATACAAACATTGTTGGAATTACTACTACTGGAAGTAATCCAAATAATATTGTTGGAAGATATTCATGGGGAAGACTATCTAGTGGAACAAGATCTTCAAATCCAGTGTCGGTTGCCGTAACTGGAAATGTTGTTTCAGGTTTAGCAACATATCCTACTATTCAAAGGAGAGGTGTTGGAATTAGAAAAACCGGTGCTCTTCCCAAAATAGAATCTTAATTATATCGTATAAATATCTAAAAAACTATCAATATGGCTGCATTCGTAACAGATCAATTTAGAATATTGAATGCTGGTTCTTTTGTAGAGTCTATCAGTAATAATTCTTATTATGCTTTTTTAGGACTATCAAATCCAACATCACCAAATCCAGGATTTGGTAGAACTACTAATTGGGATACAAGTACAACTAATAATCCTATAGATAATTTACAGTATCTGTCTCATTATAGAGATACTAGTTTATTTGGTAAAAAAATTACCACGGAAAACGCTAGAAGAGTTGTAACAAGAATTGATTGGATTGAAAATAATGCCTATGATATGTATAGACATGATTATGGACAGAGCAATCTATCTCCTGTTAATAAGTCTTTAACATTATATGGTGCAAAATATTATGTAATTACTGATGAGTTTAAGGTCTATATCTGCCTTGATAATGGAACTTCTGGATCCACAGGACCTACTGATACAGTCACTGTTCCTTTATCAACAGTTAAACCAACGCAGACTGATCCAGAACCAAGTTTATTGAGTGATGGATATGTGTGGAAATATTTGTTTAAAATTTCACCATCAGATGTCATTAAGTTTGATTCTACGGAATTTTTTGTTGTTCCAAATGATTGGTTAACCACTACAGATTCTGATATTCAAATAATCAGAGATGGTGGAAATTCGGATAATAACGATAATCAAATCAAAACAATATATATTGAAAATGGTGGAACTGGATATCAAGATGGATCTGCAGATATTGTAGGTGATGGAACTGGAGGAAAAGTAAGTATAAAAACAACTAATGGAGTGATAACTGAAATAACAGTAACTCAAGGAGGTAAAGGTTATACTTTTGGAGCTGTTGACTTAAAGAGTCAAGATGGACAGAATGCAAAATTGATTCCAATAATTCCACCATCTAAAGGTCATGGATATAACATTTATCAAGAGTTAGGAACTGATAAAGTATTACTATATGCCAGATTTGATGATTCTACCAAAGATTTTCCTACAGATACAAAATTTGCTCAAGTTGGTATTCTAAAAAATCCAGAAACTTTTGGGGGAGGAACAACTTTTAATGAAAATCAGTTTTCATCACTTTCTGCCATTAAATTGACTAGTCAAGTATCACTAGAAGTTGGAAACGAAATAACGCAAACTGTAACTAGCGGAGCTGGTGTTACAACAGTTGCAAAAGGATATGTAGCTTCTTACGATAAAGAAACTAATGTTCTAAAATATTATCAAGATAGATCCTTATGTTTTGGTAATAAAGTAGATCAAACGGATTCTGACTCAACTGCTGCTATTGTAGGATTTAGCACTGCTGTTACCGGATTAAGTCCTGCTGGAACCATAGATACAAGTTTTAATGGTAGTGTGATGACAGTTAATTCTAAGCAAATTAATTTGGGAGTTAATTTTACAAATGGACTTGCAAATCCTGAGATAAATAAAAAGACAGGGGATATAATTTACATCGATAATCGACCCACAGTTCAAAGAGACTCTAGACAAAAAGAAGACGTTAAAATCATTCTGGAATTCTAAAAAAAGATGGCACAAAAAACAGACTTAAATATCAGCCCATATTATGATGACTTTGATAAAAGTAAAAACTTTTATAAAGTTCTATTTAAACCAGGATTTCCAGTTCAGGCTAGAGAATTAACCACTCTCCAGTCTATTTTACAAAATCAAGTAGAATCTTTCGGAAGCAATATCTTCAAAGAAGGTTCTATGGTTCTTCCAGGAGGAATAACTTTTGATAGTGAATATTGTGCGGTAAAATTAAATGCTACCAATTTGGGAGTAGATATTTCAACCTATATTAAAAATACCATTGGAAAAACTATAACAGGACAATCTTCTGGAGTAAGTGCTACTATTAAAAATGTTGTATTTACGACAGATAGTGATGAAGTAGATAATTTAACGATTTATGTAAAATATGGTAATGCAGGCACTGATTCCGAATCAACTACTTTTACACCTGGAGAAAATTTAACTGCATCTGAAAATATAATCTTTGGAAATACTGTTATTAATGCTGGAACAGTATTTGCTTCTGTTTTAGAAGGAGATGCAATATTTATTGGTTCTGCTGCGTCTATTGATAATGGAGTTTATTTTGTAAGAGGTAATTTTGTCAATGTTTCTAAACAAACTTTAATATTAGATTTTTATACAAATATTCCATCATATAGAGTTGGATTAAAAGTTAGTGAAACTATAGTTAATGCTAAAGATGATAGTTCTTTATATGATAATGCAAAAGGGTTTACAAATTTTGCAGCACCTGGTGCAGACAGATTTAAAATTAATTTAACTTTAATTAAAAAATCTTTAACGGATTTTAATGATACAGATTTTATAGAACTTCTTAGAGTTGATGATGGAAAAATAAAGAAAGTAGTTGATAAATCAGTATATAATATCATTAGAGATTACATAGCAGAAAGAACTTTTGATGAATCTGGACATTATACTGTTGATGAATTTAGAGTAAATGTTTTAGAATCTTTAAATGATAGAATTGATAATGATGGTTTATTTTTAGAAAATGAAGTTACAGAAGAATTAAATACTCCATCTGATGATTTAATGTGTGTTCAGGTATCACCTGGAAAAGCATATGTATCCGGATATGATGTTGAACTTGATGCAGCAGTAACTTCTGATGTCGAAAAACCAAGAGATACCGAAAACATATCAAGTATTAATGTTCCTTTTGAAATGGGACGTTTATTGAGAGTTAATAATGTTAGTGCCACTCCGAAAGAACATGAAGAGATTGAATTAAAGTCTCAAT